ACCAACCCAATTATTTTGGATTCCGCAGGACGAGTTCCGTCTGGCGGTGAAATTTGGGTTGCGCTTCAGTTGTACAAGTTTGTTTTGAAGACTGCGACTGAAGTAACAATTGCCACCTACGACAACGTAGGCAGCAACTTTAACGCAGCGTCCATCATCGCCAATTTCACGGGCAACGGTGCAACAGTTGCATTTAGCTTGGCAAGCGCCCCTGCCAGCGAAAACACGACCAATGTGTACATCAATGGCGTGTACCAGCAAAAGAACACGTACTCTGTTGCTGGGACTACTCTGACTTTTTCTGAAGCGCCTCCGGTTACTTCAAGCATTGAAGTCAACTACGTTTAAGGAGCCACTGTGGCTGACAAAAAGATTTCTGCACTTACCGCCGCAAGCACGCCGCTTGCGGGCACCGAGGTTTTGCCGATTGTTCAGTCAAGCGCCACAGTGAAAGTTGCTGTTGACGATCTGACTGTGAAAAACGTACGGTCAAACGCCACCACAGGCATTTTGCAGATTACCGGCCCAGGAGTTGGAACGACGCGCGTAATGACTACGCCGAACGCTAACTTCACCGCAGCCCGCACTGACGCGGCGCAGTCGTTTACTGGCGATCAAACACTTGCCACAGGCAATCTGATCCAAGGCACTGCTGCCAAAGGCTTTAACTTCACCGCCAACACCCCCGCAGCGGGGATGACGAGCCAGTTGCTAAACTGGTATGAGGAGGGGACGTTTACGCCAACCGTGCAAGGAACAACTACCGCAGGAACCGCGACGTACGATTTTAGAATTGCACGCTACACAAGAATTGGGCGCATGGTGCAAATTGAAATTGCTATGCAATGGAACAGCGGCACAGGAACTGGTAATCTGATTATAGCAGGTTTGCCTTTTACTGTTGCTGCTAACTACGCTTCGTTAACGATAGGTAGAACAGACAGTCTTGCTTTAACGGCGGGAAACATTGCAACAGCATATGCTGACGCAAGTACGTCTAACATATCGTTGCGGCAATATCCGACAGGCGGCGGTGCTGAATCTGCTGTTCCGTATGACGCAGCAGCATTACTATTTATAGCCGGTTGCTATTCAGTTTGAGGAAAACAAAATGTCTTTAACAAAAGCAACCTATTCAATGATTGAAGGGTCGCCAGTTAACGTGCTTGATTACGGCGCTGATCCAACTGGCGTGGCGGATTCAACTGCGGCAATTCAGACTGCGTTTGATGAGAATATCAGTGTCTACGTTCCTGCGGGAACCTATTTGATTGATACGGTTTACCTGAATAACGCAGGGACTCATGTCATTGGTGCTGGAAAGCATCTAACGACATTTCAAATCAAATCCACTTCATCGCTTGGTATTGCACGAAAAGACTACGGCAGCCGACCGGACGGCACGATTGCAACGATGATGATCGGATTTGAACTATCCGATTTCGGCGTAGACATTACGAATATGCCAAACGCTGACACCAGCAAAGGCATCGCCATTGAGGACGGTTACGACCACACACTGCGCAATATCCGCATCATTGACCCTCTGGACGAAACTTCGTCGCGCTGGGGCCTTGAATTGGGCCGCGCGCTTTACACGACCAGCACCTACGACTGCTCGATTGGACGACTCAATCACAAGGGCAATATCGTAAATTCACCGTACAACTTCGGTACGACGGTCACGCACTACAAGTTGGACTCTTGGCACGTTCGCGGACGTGCATACCAGTATGTTTCGTTTTACATGCCGGTGATCCAAAAGGACGGCGACAAATTCGACCTCGACCAAGCCATCAGCAACTGGACGATGATCGGCGGTGATTACGAAGACAGCGGCAATTTCATTCGCGTTACGACTTCCGGCAGTGTTTCCAACATCTTCACCGCCGGCAATTCATTTAACGGGTTCAAGGGCACGCTGTTTGGCGGCGCGGCAGGCCGCCCGCAAGCATCGACAATCATGGATGAAGCGGTGCCTCAAGCGTCGCGCCCGATCACCAGCATTACGCGAGCTGGGTCGATCGTCACGGTGCAAGTGGACACAACGCTCGGCAACGGAATTTTCAAGTTCATGGCCCCCATCGCGGGTCAGTTCATCACCATCGCTGGCTGCGGCGCTCCGTTCGACGGCTTCTTCACGGTGGCAACGGCCAACGCTGTCGCCAATAGTTTTACCTACACGACGCCTACGAGCGGCGCGGCCACTGGCACGAATGGAACCGTGACGCCGGATTGGTCGGTTGGGTATACCTATTTTGCTCTTGGTCACAACAATCTGCTCTACAGCACTTCGGCTGCACAACTGTGGAACCGAGCCAATCAACAGGTCAGCGGCTACACGCTACACAACACGGCTGCGCTTTTCCGTGGTGATGAACTTGGCTCGTTTGCTCCACCAGCGTCTAATGTCTGCTATACCTCCCAGCCGGCGGTAGACAACTATTTTCCTTTTATTTGGCGCAACGCAGCAGGTACAACGGTCGGTTTCATTTCTTGCGATGCGTCCAGCACCAACTACTCAACGAGTTCTGACTACCGGTTGAAAACCAACGTCGCACCTATGTCAGGTGCATTGGCAAGCGTAATGCAGCTCAAGCCTTGCACATTCCAATGGAAGGACGGAGGACAGGCCGCTGAAGGGTTCATCGCGCACGAACTTGCCGAGATCATTCCGAGCGCCGTGGTTGGCCAGAAGGATGATGTATGGCCCGATGGCACGATGAAAGCCCAAGGCGTAGATTCATCGTATGTAGTGGCGCGGCTTGTGGCGGCTATTCAAGAACTCAAGCAGGAGTTTGATGCTTACAAGGCGGCGCACCCATGATTCAATCTTGACCCCGCGCCTTCTTAGCGCATAATCTGAAAACCGTACTGGCCCGGTAGACCAGGGCTCCACATGAGCAACCATGACTGAAGAAGTCCAAGTCCTAGCGGAAGTAGACTCCGCGCCGGCACAGGCAGCAACGGCTGCGCCTGAAGTCGAAGCAAGTTCGCCGGAAGTAGCTGAGAACCAAGTCGAGCAGACAGCAGAGGAGAAGAAGTTCTCTCAGGCTGAGATTGACGCGATGATCAGCAAGCGCCTTGCAAGAGAGCAGCGCAAGTGGGAACGAGAGCAAGCGGCCAAGTTTGCAGAGATGCAAACCCGGCAGTCTGCGCCAAAAGATGTTCCGCCAGTTGATCAGTTTGAGTCTCCTGAAGCCTACGCCGAGGCGCTGGCTGTCAAGAAGGCCGAAGAACTGATTGCCTTGCGAGAACAGCAAAAGGCTCAGGCAGCGATTGCTGACGCCTACCACGACAGAGAAGAAGAGGCCCGGAACAAGTACGACGACTTTGAACAGGTCGCCTACAACCCGAGCGTCCGAATCACTGACGTGATGGCTGAGACGATCCGCGCTTCTGATGTTGGCCCTGATGTAGCCTACTACCTCGGAGCTAACCCCAAAGAAGCGGACCGTATCTCGCGCCTCTCGCCGTTCTTGCAAGCAAAAGAAATTGGGAAGATTGAGGTCAGGTTGACCGACAATCCGCCCGTTAAACGAACCACATCTGCGCCAGCACCAATCACACCTGTAACGGCCCGTGGCAGCAACAACAACCCGTCATTCGACACGACTGACCCGCGTTCCATCAAGAACATGAGTACGTCGGAGTGGATTGAAGCTGAACGAGCCCGCCAGATGCGTAAGTTGCAGGCCCAGGCTTCTCGCTAAGATTTGAAAGGACTCAATCGTGGCTAATAGTATTCTGACCATTGACATGATCACCAGGAAGGCCCTGGAGATCCTGGAAAACAACTTGGTGCTCACGCGCAACGTGAACCGCCAGTACGATGACAGCTTCGCTGTCGAAGGGGCCAAGATCGGCTCCACGCTGCGTATCCGCCTGCCGGACCGCGCTCTGGTGACTGACGGCGCCGCTCTGCAGACGCAGGACGACAACGAGCAGTTCACGACCCTGACGGTCGCCTCGCAAAAGCACATCGGCGTGAACTTCACGTCCGCCGAACTGACGATGCAGTTGGACGACTTTGCAGATCGTGTGCTGAAACCTCGTATCAGCCAGTTGGCCTCCAGCATCGACGCTGACGTTGCCAACGCCTTCCGCACCATCGGTAACTCCGTGGGTACCCCTGGCACCACGCCGTCTACCTCGCTGGTTCTGCTGCAAGCTCAGCAGAAGCTCAACGAGAACGCCGCTGTGATGTCGCCCCGCTACGCTACCGTCAACCCGGCTGCCAACGCTGGTCTGGTCGAAGGCATGAAGGGCTTGTTCAACCCCACCGACACCATCAGCAAGCAGTTCAAGAACGGCATGATGGGCACTGGCGTGCTGGGCTTCGACGAGATCAACATGTCTCAGTCGATCAAGCAGTTCACTTGCGGCACCCGCGACGCTACCGGCGGTTCTACCTCTGCGGCTGTGTCTTCCGAAGGCGCTACCACCATCGCCATTACCGGCGCTGGTGCTAACGACACCGTGAAGGCTGGCGACGTGTTCACCGTGGCTGACTGCTACGCTGTGAACCCGCAGACCCGCGAGTCCACCGGTTCGCTGTTCCAGTTCGTCGCTACGGCTGACGTGACTCTGGGCGCCAGCGGCGAAGGTAACGTCACCGTGGCTCCGATCTACTCGGCCAACCATGCTCTGGCTACCGTCAACGCTCTGCCTGGAAACAGCAAGGCTGTGGTGTTCGTCGGTGCTTCTGGCGGCCAGTACGCTCAGAACTTGGTGTACCACAAGGATGCCATCACGTTCGCCACCGCTGACCTGCTCCTGCCCCAAGGCGTGGACATGGCTGCGCGTGCCGTTCACAATGGCATCAGCCTGCGTGTCGTGCGCCAGTACGACATCAACAACGACCGCATGCCTTGCCGGATCGACGTGCTGTACGGCTACAGCACCATTCGTCCGCAGATGGCCTGCCGTCTCTGGGGCTGATGAGAATGGGGGCTACGGCCCCCAGTCTTACAACTGAACACTGAAAGGAATTGATCATGGCTCTCCCTAATGGCGCTGGTGGTTACCAGATTGGCGCTGGCAATGCGTCTGAAGCTCAACTGCTGGTTCAAGGTGCTCCGACCGCTCTGACGGCTGGCGCTACCGCGACCGCTGCTCAACTGGCCAACGGCCTGTTCACGTTCAACGGCACTGCAGGCAACCTGCAACTGCCGACCGTGGCAGATCTGGAAGCTGGCATCCCGAACGCTACCAAGGTCAACGCGGCTTTCGACTTCTTCATCGTCAACACTGACGCTGCGGACGCGATCACGCTGACCACCGGTACGGGCTGGACGATTGTTGGCGCGGCTGCTGTTGCTTTGAGCACTTCGGCTCACTGGCGTGCCCGCAAGACCGGCGACGGTGCTTGGACGGCATACCGCATTTCCTGAGCTTAAGGGGGCTTCGGCCCCCTTTTACAGAAAGGATTGATCATGCCTAATACCAAGGCTGTCGGCGTCGCGTATAGCGACCCCGAGTTTGAAAGCGTTACTGTCACGGGCGCAGTTGCTGTTACGGGCGCCGTTACCGGCGCTTCGGTTTCAGTCACGGGCGCCCTCAACGGCACGCAACTGGACTTGAACGCGCCCGTTACCAAGACGGCTTCGTTCTCGCTGGCTGCGACTGAAAACTTCGTCGTCTGCAACGGCGCGGGCACCATCACCGTCACGTTCCCCACTGCCTCGGCCAACACGGGCCGCGTGGTGTGGATCAAGACGATTGCTGCTCAAACCGTCGTGTCTGCGTCGTCGAACGTCAAGCCAATCAACTCCAACACTGCAGGCACGGCAATCCTTGCCGGCACTGCAGGTGCTTGGGCCATGTTGGTGTGCGACGGCACCGACTGGATTGTGATGTCCTCGTAATCCAAAGGGGGCTTCGGCCCCCTTCTCATATGCCAATCATTTACATGAGACATCCGATCCACGGCGCTAAAGTGGCGACGATGGAACTGGAAGCGGAATACGACGAACGCAACGGATGGGAGCGGTATACTCCCGGCCAAGACGCTGATGTCGAACCTGTGCTGCCGGTCAACGCTTTGACCGAGCGCACCCGCCGCCGTAGGGAGGTTGTCAATGTCCACCACAGCGGGTGATCAGATCAACCGCGCCCTGCGTTTGCTGGGCGTTTTGGCAGAGGGTGAAACGCCTTCTGCGGCTGTCTCGCAAGACGCGCTGATGGCTTTGAACCAGATGATCGACAGTTGGAACACTGAGCGGTTGTCTGTTTTCTCAACTCAAGACCAAGTGTTCACTTGGCCCACCAGCACGGTCAAGCGCACGCTGGGGCCAACGGGCGACTTCGTTGGCAACAGGCCCATCCTGCTGGACGACGCGACGTATTTCCGCGATCCCGGCACAAACGTCAGCTTTGGCATCAAGCTGATCAACCAGCAGCAGTATGACGGTATCGCGGTCAAGACCGTGACCTCGACGTACCCGCAGGTGCTGTGGGTCAACATGACCTACCCCAACATCGAGATGTACGTCTACCCAGTGCCCACGCGGCTGCTGGAGTGGCACTTTATCTCGGTGCAGGAGTTGACCAACCCGGCTACGCTGGCCACCACGCTGGCGTTTCCCCCAGGCTACCTGCGGGCGTTCACCTACAACTTGGCGATGGAGATCGCACCTGAGTTTGGTGTCGAACCCCCGCCGCAGGTGGTGCGGATCGCCATGACGTCCAAGCGCAACCTGAAGCGCATCAACAACCCGGACGACGTGATGAGCATGCCGTACTCGTTGATCGCAACACGCCAGCGGTTCAACATCTATGCTGGCAACTATTGAGCCTAAGCCTGCAAAGCACGTCATCCGCTGGTTCCTGCGAACCTTCGGCTTTGGCGGCATCGCGTTGCCACCGCTAGGCGTCTACATTCTGGCTGAACGGTTGGGCGAGGAGCGGCTGGTACGGCATGAGCAGCGGCACTGGCTGCAGTACCAGATGCTCGGAGCGCGGCGGTTTTATCTGCACTACATCTGGTACACAATCCGATACGGCTATCGGAACAATCCGATGGAAGTTGAAGCCCGTGCGGCTGAAGTAAGCACAGCATGAAGACGCCCATCCTTGGCTCCTCCTATGTGGCCCGCAGCGTCAACGCTGCGGACAGCCGCATGGTCAACTTGTTCCCGGAGATCGTGCCGGAAGCAGGCAAGGAGCCGGCGTTTCTCAACCGCGCTCCGGGGCTGCGTCTGTTGGCTACACTCGGCACTGGCCCGATCCGAGGGCTGTGGTCGTTTTCCAACGACGCCGCCACTGCGTTTGTCGTCAGCGGCACGCAGCTCTACAAGATCAACACCAGCTACGTTGCGACGGCGCTGGGCACGGTGGCCGGCACGGGGCCGGTCAGCATGGCCGACAACGGCATCCAACTGTTCGTTGCAGCCAACGGCCCCAGCTACATCTACAACAACGCGACCAACGTCTTTGCGCCGATCTCCGACCCGGACTTTCCGGGCGCAACGACGGTGGGTTACCTCGACGGGTACTTTGTATTCAACGAGCCGAACAGCCAGAAGATTTGGATCACAAGCCTGCTTGACGGCACCAGCGTTGACCCACTCGATTTCGCCAGTGCCGAGGGCTCACCTGACGGCGTGGTGTCGGTGCTGTCAAACTTCCGCGAGATTTGGGTCTTTGGCACCAGCAGCGTAGAGGTCTGGTACAACACGGGCGCGTCGGACTTCCCGCTCCAGCGCATCCAAGGCGCGTTCAACGAGTTGGGCTGCGCCGCGCCGTACTCGGTGGCCAAGATGGACAACGGCGTGTTCTGGCTGGGCTCTGATGCCCGTGGCCACGGCATGGTCTACCGCGCTGACGGCTACACCGGGAAGCGCATCAGCACGCACGCGGTCGAGTGGCACATCCAAAAGTACGGCAACCTAGCCGACGCGATTGGGTACACCTACCAGCAAGACGGCCACAGCTTCTATGTGCTGATCTTCCCGAGCGCCGACACGACTTGGGTGTACGACGTCGCTACCGGCGCGTGGCATGAGCGTGCCGGCTGGAACAACGGTGCGTTCACGCGCCATTGGTCAAACTGCCAGATGTTCTTCGACAACGAAGTCATCGTCGGCGACTATCGGAACGGCAACATCTACGCCTTTGACCTTGAGGACTACTCGGACAACGGCCAGATCCAGCGCTGGTATCGGACGTGGCGGGCGTTGCCGACCGGGCAGAACAACCTCAAGCGCACCGCGCATCACACGCTGCAGATCGATCTGGAGTCGGGTGTCGGCCTTACCGGCTCCATGATCGCGGAGACGATATACCTTCAGACTGAGAACGACGAGTACCTTGTAACCGAGTCTGACGACTACTTGATTTCAGATGACCTGACGCCTGTGACCCAAGGCAGCGACCCGCAGGTCATGTTGCGCTGGAGCGACGACGGCGGCCACACTTGGTCGAACGAGCACTGGGCCGGCATCGGCAAGATCGGCGAGTATTACCGCCGCGTGTTCTTCCGCCGGTTGGGCATGACGCTCAAGCTGCGCGACCGCGTGTACGAACTGTCTGGCACCGACCCCGTAAAAGTTGCCATCGTGGGGGCTGAACTCATCATCAGCCCGACGAACGCCTAATGGCTACGTCGCCCAGCGCCACCCCAACGCCGATCACCCCACCTCGGGTGCCGATCATCGACCCCCGCACGGGGTTGATCGACCGCGCTTGGTATCAGTTCTTCCTGTCGCTGTTTCGCGCATCGACCACGGCACTTGACGATCAGAACTTTGGGCCGCCGGTACAAGACCTGAGCGGCGACTTCAGCAACCTGTACGACCAAGCGCAGCTTGCGTCGATGTCGAACAGTTTGGTCGAGTCGTTGCAGACGCAGATCGACGGCGTGCGGCAAGAAATACAGACGCTGCCCAAGCCGCCGCTGGGTACGATGGCGCCGCTGCAGCAGGACAATTTGCCGTGGGTGCGGTTTGACACCACGGCGGAAAACGTGCCCGTGGTGGCTGGTGCAGTGGCTTGGGACGGCGGAACAACGCTGGGTGTGCAGGCCACGCCTAACGTGCTGATCCGCGTCGGCGAGTCGGAGTACGTCTACGCCAAGGCGTCGGCGGCCATCACCAAAGGTCAGTTGTGTTACCACACGGGGGCTGTGGGCGCGTCGGGTGTGATTACTGTTGCGCCTACGCCCATCGGGCTGACCGACCCTAACCAAATCGTAGGTGTGGCGGCGGAGACGCTGGCGCTCAACGCCTTTGGGCTGATCCAGATCAGCGGCGACCTGCGTGGGTTCAACACCACCGGCAGCAGCGTCGGCGAGACGTGGGCTGACGGCGATCCGCTGTACTACAACCCGGCGTTTGTCGGCAGCATGACGAAGAACAAACCGTCAGCGCCGAACCAGAAGTCGTACATCGGCGAGGTGATCAACGCCGCGTCTGCTGGCTCTGGATCTATGCACATCCGCATCGTCCCAGGCTCCGTGCTGGGCGGCACGGACAGCAACGTGCAGTTCAGCGCGTTGGCGAACAGCGATTTGATCCAGTACGACAGCACGTTGCAGTATTGGAAGAACGTCACCCCCGCGTCTGTGATCTCAGGCGCTGGCGGCGCTCCGGTTACCAAAACGGCAGATTTCTCGGTTGCAGCCAGCGAGACTTGGCTGATCAACAACAAGTCAGGGTCGTCCTGCACCGTGACCCTGCCGACTGCCAGCACCAACACAGGTCGGGTGTTGCACTTCCAGAACTACCAGAACCAGGCGCTTGTGTCAGCGTCGAGTAATGTGGTGCCGCTGGCTGGCGGGTCTGCGACGACGGCTATTTTGGAAGCTGTTGCAGGCGCCAATGCCACCTTGGTTTCTGATGGCACAAACTGGATAATGACGCAATACGATTCCAACAACTCGTTGGAGCTGGAGTAAACCATGACAGTTTCAGTGAAGGTGCTGATCCCGGCCAAGACCGCCGAGAACACGCAGGTTACGCAGTACACCGCCACGGGCGTCACGGCGATCATCGACAAGTTCACCGCGACAAACTACAGCGCCAACGCTGCGACGATCAGCGTGAACTTGGTGACTGCTGCGGGCTCTGCCGGCAACGACAACCTGATCACCAAGACCAAGACGCTCCAGGCCAGCGAGACTTACACGTTCCCGGAACTGGTCGGCCATGTGCTTGCGCCCAGCGGGTTCATCTCTACAATCGCCGGCACGGCAAGCGCCATCAACATCCGCGCTTCCGGGCGCGAGGTGACTTCGTGACAATAACTGTCACCTATGGTCAAGGGTTCAATGTTGCACCGCCGCAAATGATGCGGCAGAAGGTGCAATCGCTGCAGCAGGAGTTGTCCAAGCTGCCGCAGTACGAGCCCGAGACGAAGCACTATTTTCACGGCGGGATGTACTGCCGAGAGGTGTTTCGCCACGCTGGAGTGTTGGTCGTAGGTGCCGTCCACAAGAAGGAACATTTCTACCTCATCGTCTCCGGGACGGTTGCGATCACAGATGGCGAGGGGAATGTTCAAGAGGTTACTGGACCGCACCTGTTCCAAAGCAAGCCTGGAACAAAACGGGCGGTGTACGCGGTGACTGACGCGCTTTGCATGACGTTCCACGCCATCGAAGCAACGACGGTTGAAGAAGCCGAGGCCGAGTTGGTTGAGGCAGAGCCTGACTCCATGTACAGTCTTGGCAATCAGGTCAAACACAAAGAAATCGAGGTGCGACCATGACTTTTTGGGTTGCTGGTGCCGTTGTCGGTTCCGCCGTAATTGGCGGCCTATCATCTAGAAGCGCCGCAAAGACGCAAGCTGGCGCAGCGGAATCTGCCGCCGACGCGCAACTGCAGGCAAGCCGCGAGGCCAACGCGCTGCAACAGCGCATCTACGAAGAGAACGTCGCTCGTCAAAAGCCGTTTCTTGACACAGGCACCGAGTTCTTTAATCGACTGGCGGCACTGCAACGCGGTGGTCCAGGCGCCGCGCAGCAGTTCCTGCAGATGGACCCTGGTTACCAGTTCCGTCTGAGCGAAGGCATGAAGGCGCTGGACCGCCAAGCTGCGGCGCGTGGTGGGCTGATCTCGGGCGGCGCCTTGAAGGCCGCGCAGCGGTACGGCCAAGACCTTGGGTCGCAAGAGTACAGCGCCGCGTATGGTCGGCTGGCAGGGCTGGCCGACGTGGGCCCACGCGCTGCGGGCGTCATGTCGGGGCTGGGTGAGCGCTATGGTCAGACCGCAGGCCAGAATCTGATGGCCGGGGGCCAAGCGGCTGCACAGGGTATGTTGGGCGCGGGGGCCGCACGGGCATCCGGGTACATGGGTACGGCCAACGCGCTGACCGGAGCGCTCGGCACTGGACTGAACTACTACCAAAATCAGCAGATGATGAATCGGCTGTTCCCGTCGGGTGTTGGTGGCGGTTCACCCGTCGTAAGCACCCCTTACGACTACGGTGTCGATCAGCAGTTCAGCGATGTTCGTTTGAAGACCAACATCGTCAAGGTCGGCACACGCGATGACGGCCTAAATGTCTACGAGTTCAATTACGTCTGGGGCGGGCCGCGCCGCGTTGGCCTGATGGCTCAAGAGGTGCAGAACGTGTACCCTGACGCGGTGGCCGAAGTTGACGGATACCTGACAGTCGATTACGGAAAGGTCTGATGATGGCACTCGATCCAGTCATCGCCGGGGGCTTCCGAGGGTTGCAGTTGCAAGACCCTCTGGAGCGGTACGCTCGCGTCAGTCAAATCCAAGGCGCCCAGCAGCAGAGCCAACTGAACCAGTTGCAGATGCAGCAGGCGCAGTTGCAAATGCGACAGGCTCAGCGTGAGCAGGAAACGACCAACGCTCTGAACGCTGCATACCGCGACGCCTACAACCCGCAGACCGGCGACGTGGACATTAATCGTCTACGCCAATCGCTGGCCACGGGCGGGTATGGAGCCAAGATACCGGCCATCGAGAAGCAGTTCTTCGAAGGCCGTGAGGCACGCACCAAGGCTGACGTTGCCAGCACGGAGTTGTTGGACAAGAAACTGAAGCAGTCTCGCAGCTTTCTTGACACGTTGGACCCCACTGCTCCCGGTGCGGCAGATGCGTACATTGCATGGCACGAGGCCAATCACAAAGACCCGGTTATTGGTCCTGCGCTGACTGCTCGTGGCGTGACTGCCGAGCAGTCCCGTGGTCGCATCGCGCAGATGATTCAGACCCCCGGTGGCCTTGCTCGACTCATCAACGAGTCGAAGCTGGGCACCGAGAAGTTCATGGAACTGAACAAGCCTACGACGCAAGTGATTGACCAGGGCGGTCAACGTCAGGTTATTCAGATTCCGGGCTTGGGTGGTACACCAACTGCTGTTGGCACTTACGCTGATGTGCCGTTGCCCCCTGATGTCGAGGCTCAAAGATCGCGGATCGCAAAGTCTGGTGCACCGGTCACCAACGTCGCTGTCAGCACCGAGAAGAAGTACGCTGAACGGTTCGGTGGTCTGATCGCAGACGCAGACGCCGCCAAGCTGACTGCCGCTGAAGGTGCTCCTCAAGCCGCAGCGACCGCTGACCGCGTGATGGACCTGATCTCGACGGGCAAGGTCATCACAGGTACTGGTGCGAACGTCCGGTTGCAGGTTGCCAAGGCACTCAACCTAGCCGGTGGCACTGACGCCGAGAAGATCAAGAACACCGAGGTGTTGATCTCCTCGCTGGCCGAGACAACGCTGGGTGCCATCAAGTCGTCCAACCTCGGTGCGGGTCAGGGCTTCACCAACGCCGACCGGGACTTCTTGGAGAAGGCCAAGGCTGGTCAGATCACCTACGACGCGAAGTCGCTCACGGAGTTGGCTCGTTTGTCTCGACTTGCTGCCGAGAAGAGCGCCGAAACTTGGAACAAACGAGTTCAGCAGATCCCCGCCAGCGCTCTTCAAGGAACAGGCATCTCCACTGAGCCCATCGTGGTGCCCAAGCGTGGTCAGCCAAGTGCTGCGGGTGCTGGTGCTATACCTGCTGCAGCAATCCAATACTTGCAGGCCAATCCTGGGATGCGGGCTGAGTTTGATGCCAAATATGGTGCTGGCGCAGCGGCCCGTGTGCTTGGAGGCAAGTGATGGCGAAAAACCCGTTTGATCAATTCGACGCGCCTGCCGCTAATCCGTTTGATCGATTCGACACGTCTGCGCCTACCGGCGGCATCCCCGGGCCGCGCCGCAGCTACGGGTTAGCCGAGGTGCCTGTCGAGGCGGTCAAAAACTTACCCGGCAGCGCAAGCCAGTTCGTCGGCGGTGTCGTGCAGGCGGTGACCAGCCCGCTCCAGACTCTCACCAGCATCCTCGATGCCGGCGCTGGAGCGCTGCGCAACTCGCTGCCGCAGGGTGTGGTCAACTTCATCGACCGGTTCGACACCAACCCAGAAGCCACGCAACGCGCTGTCCAGACGGCCAACGCCATCGGTGGCATGTACAAGGACCGGTACGGCAGCTACGAGGGCATCAAGCGCACGTTTGCCGAAGACCCCGTGGGGGCCGCTGCTGACCTGTCAACGCTGCTCACCGGCGGCGGGGCTGCTGCCACCAAGCTGGGTGCCACGCGCACCGGCGCAGCCCTGAGCACGGCTGGCGGTGCCATCAACCCCATGCGCCCGATTGCGCCGATCATTGAGCAGCCCGTCAAGCTGGCAGCCAAGGGTGTGGGTGCGGTCTACAACGCCCTTGACCCGAAGTCGGCGGCGTACCTGACTGCAGTGGAAGGTCGCGGCGCAGAGGTGCTGAACGCCCTGCGGCAACCGTCCGAGATCGTCCCGGGCAGCCTGCCCACTGCCGCCCAGGCTGCGGCGCCCGCAGGAGCCACTCGGTTCTCGGCGATGGGTGCGTCTGCTGCCAAGACCACACCGACTCCGTTCTATGAGCGGGCCGAGGCTCAGAAGGCAGCACAGATTGCTGCGGTGCAACAAGTCGGCAAGACCCCTGCGGAACTTGCAGCAGCAGAGGCCGCTCGTAGCGCCACGGCCAAGACCTTGTACGGCATTTCCGACAAGGCGATGGTGGCAGCAGACGACACGTTTGCCACGCTGCTGAACCGCCCCTCGATGGACAAGGTGATCTCCCGTGCTGCCGATCTGGCTGCGGAGAAGGGCCAACCCTTCCAGATCGGCCAGAACCGTCCTGCCCAGGTTGTCCCGTCTGCAATCGTTGATGAAGCAGGACGTCCGCTGGGTCAGACCGTGATCCCGGGCGAGGTGGCGCAGTACCCGGGCAGCAGCCTTCACGCCATGAAGATGGCCTTCGACGACCTGATCAAGAACCCAGAGCGGTTTGGGATCGGTGCCGCCGAGGTGGGTGCGATCAAGGGCACCCGGGCACAGTTCCTCAACTGGGTTGAGGACAAGGCCCCGATGTACCGAGTGGCGCGGGGAACCTTTGCCGCGCAGAGCAAGCCGATCAACCAGATGCAGGTCGGCCAGTTCCTCGAAGGCAAACTTGTTCCT